TTGCTTTGGGGCAGAGTGGGAACACGATTGGCCGTCCAGCCAATCTCCTGATCCTTGACGATCCCTATAGCAATAGACAGGCCGCGGAATCCCCAACTCAGCGTCGTGCAATATGGTCTTTCTGGAACTCTGCCCTGTGGCGTAGGCGCGAACCTGATCGCGACAACCGCCAGCCTATAACTATTGTCATCCATACGAGGTGGGTTCCCGGCGATATAACGGGCACCATACTGGAATCGCAAGATTACAAAGACGGCTTCTGGCACCATGTGAGTTACGAGGCAATCACAAAGAAGAAAGCACAGGGGCAACTCCCGACAGAGGTCGCTCTCTGGCCCGAAAGATTTCCGCTCGACTGGCTACAGCGGGAGCAACGTGCAGACCCCCGTGAATTCACTTGTCAGTACCAGCAACGACCATACACGGAGGGAGGCAATATAATTAAGGGCAACTGGTGGGGCACTTACGATCCATCTCCAGAAACGCTTCCCAAATTTGCTCAAGTCGTTATCGGTGTTGATGGTGCATTCAAGAAGACAAACCTTTCTGACTATTCTGCTGCCGTAGTAGCGGGTCTCGCCACAGATGGAGACATATATATATTGGATGTCATGCGGGAGCGCATGGATTTCCCAGAATTAAAACGTGCCCTCATCCGTCTGAACACCCAATGGCGCGGTCGTGGTCTTCGCGCTATATATATAGAGGACAAAGCCTCTGGCATAACGGCCTTACAGGAACTGAAGAACCAGAGCGGCATGTCGGTCATCCCCTATAAAGTTGTCAATGACAAAGTCAGTAGAATATCGGCAGTCACGCCTCTCATAGAAGGAGGCAGATGTATGCTCCCGACTAACGCTCCTTGGATCGATGACTTCCTAAAAGAGTGTGAACAGTTCCCCAATGGAAACCATGACGACCAGGTAGACGCCTTGGCAATTGTTCTCGATATCCTTGCCCGTACTCCGCTTCAGTCAGCCAGTGATTTCTCTGTAGATCCTCTCACAGCGGAAGACTCCCTGCTAAAGCAGATACAGTCTCATCGCGGGTACACAGATTCAGTCTTTGGTAAATCAAGTCCTTTCACACAAAGTCCCTATCACTCTGCATTAGGTGAATAATCGGGACGACACATCCCAATAGAAAGAACAGAATCCAGCATGGCTATTATATCACAACCAGAGGGTGCAAAGTCTTTCATGGACGACGCCATCATTGTAGATCTCGCGCCCCATGCGCGAAAGCTTATGGCGTCCGAAGACATTGCGGTAGATCTAAACGAAGATCAGAATGCCCGCCTAACGAATTACATCCGCGAGATCGTCAAGATGTCCTACTCTCGTATCTCTCGCAGATACGATCACTGGAAACTTGCTGACAGGGCACACGATGTATATGTCCCGGCCGACGCAACTCGCTTCCGCGAGAAAGCAGTCATAGGCGATACCCGTGCAATTGCAGATACAGTTCTCACCTATCTCATGGCAGCTCTTGGTGGTCGCAATCCCATGTTCCAATTGGAGGGTCTGAACCGCAACTCGCGAAAAGCAGCGGCCATCCTTGAACAGGTCTTACACCAGCACATGAGGCGAACCGCTGGTGAAGCCCGTCTAGCCCAGCACCTTCTAGATTGTATCCGCTATGGCTTCGCGCCAACAAAGGTTACTTGGAATGCTTACAACAACACCAACGACATATCTAACTTCGACCCCCGTCGCGTCTTCCCTGATCCTAGAATTCAGTGGGGTGACTGGGAGAATATGCAGTATTGTGTTTTCACAAGCACAAGTTCTTATGATGCTCTAGTCCAGACTGGCCTATATCCCAAACTTCGCGAAGACATTAAATACAGATACCGCCTTGCCTCCGACCAACAGGCATGGGAAGCACACAGGTGGCACCAAGAAGAAGGTCGCGGTCTATCGGTCGATCCGCTAACACCGAATGAGCGTTCCGCCGGCAGAACATCCAGCTTCTTCCAGCTTGGCAACTCGCGGATAGTGGATGAGGCATGGATCAAACTTGCCGGATACCAAGTCAACCTCCCAACGCTCGACAGTGTCTGGCTTCTTGTTAGTATAATAGATGAAAGTATGGTTATTCGCTGCCAGCTAAACCCATACGGACGCATGTTCCCGGTTGTCATTGGTGGTCTCTATCACGACACCCATAAGAATTACGCACAATCACTCTATGATTTATTATTACCATTGCACGATATAGCCACTTGGCTCTTACGGTCACGAATAGACAACGTGCAGTCAGCGATGAACAACTTAATTTTCGTTGACCCTACGCGAGTAGCTGTGTCCGATTTAATAGATAGGAACCCTTGGGGAGTAGTCAGAAGCTTACCGGGACACGAACCTGGTGAGGGCGTTTTCATAGCCAATATTCCAGATGTCACAAGAGGTCACTGGAACGATATTGGAGCCTTATCGGAGATCAAGCAACGCTTGAGCGCAGCTTCTGATGCACAACAAGGAATGCCATCCCCAGGTTCCGATAGAACCACCGCCTATGAAGTACAAAGATTGACACAACTGGGTTCTCAGCGGCTTGGGGTACTTTCCCGCATCATCTCAGCACAGTCCATCCGGCCTCTGGTGCGAATGTCCGTTGAGAATATCCAAGATGCTATCGCACTTAACGGTTCAATACGCATGGGCAACGACCAGTCCAACGAAACCCTCGAACCTATGATACAGGACGGCTACCTCGATTACTCTAATGCCGACCTCCAAGGCGAGATAGAATACTTAGTCGTTGATGGCACCCTCCCTATTGAGCCATCCCGCTCTCCAGAGTCTTGGTTGAATGCAGTTCAAGTTGCATCGCAATCCGGCTTAGGCATGGAACTCGATTTAAAAGCGATGACGCTAGAGGCCGTGAGGTCAATGGGCATATCTGACATCGACAGGTTCCGCATCCCTGCCGAAAAGCTACAGCGAGAGGGTCCATCGCCCAGCCAGCAAATGGAGATAATGGAGAAGATGCGCGGAGCTTCTGTCAAACCGGATGAGGAAATCGACAGAGAGCTAGAAAAGGGCAACATCATTCCAATGAGGCAATCACAATGAGTCTAGACAAAGCAGAAGCATTTAAAAGCGTGGTCCCTGCGAGGACACGCGAATACATCGACGCCCTACATAATCATGTGTCCACAACTGTCAGCACAGATCTCGCTGAACAGAATAAATATATGCAAGCCCAGCGGGATGATTTCGACAAACAGATCGCAGAGATGTCTGCCCGCATCCGTAAGATGGAGGAGATCCTTAATTTTCAGATTGGCTCCCGTCGATATTTGCTCGATTTGATTGAATACATCAACGAGATGGAAGAAAAGAAGAGGTCGTAATTTATGCCGATTACTCGCCCCACAGGTGACCAGTTAGCTTTTGACTCCTCTGCTAATGGCGTACAGGTTCTAGATACCTATTTAGAGAATGCCGAACTTGGAGGCCGCTCGATTGGCGACCTTCTTGCAGACCTGTTCGACAACAGTGGTGTGTTCCGCTCCAGCGTATTCCAGTTCCGCGAAGATCCCGCAAACCCAGGTCACTTTCAAGTCAGAGTTGGTGAGTTCATCCAAGCTGACACCGGATGGCAGACGATTACGTTCACAAACTTTGCCGGTTATGTGGCTGATGCACTTCAGTACAAACAGGATGCAGAGACTGCTGCAACAAATGCGATCAACGCTCAGACCGCCATCCAACCAGTCATAACAAACCTCCAACAGGTCCAGCTAGTTGCAACCAATATATCTAATGTTGTCAACGTCGGCTCCCAGATTGGCGGCACAGTTCAGCACACCGTCACAATGTCCAACAATAACTTCCTGATTGATGGTCAAGCTAACCAAGCCCTAGTAATGAAGACGGGCTTCACTTACGAGTTCGATGTCTCTGATGCCACAAACACAGAAAACTTTGCGTTCTCTCAGACAAGTGACGGCACCCACAATTCCGGTGTCGAGTATACATCCAACGTCACCCGAACTGGTACGGCTGGCACGGCTGGTGCGAAAGTTACAATTGTCATCAACAGTTCAACTCCCCAAACTGGGCTATTTTATTATGGGGCGACCACAAGTGGTGCTGGTGCGGCTATCACGGTACGCGACCACAACATAGACATTCTTGGTGCCATTGCAGCAGACATAACGACAGCAGCGCAAACTGTTGCACCAGCCATACCTGACATTCAGACAGTTGCCCAGACAGCGAACCTCACAGCAATTACAAATGTAAACACTGATCTGCAAGCGATAAAAAATGTTGATAACGATCTCACAGAAATAAAAGCGGTTGAAAATATTAAAGGCGACATTACGGTCTTAGCCCAGACAAATAATCTTAATGCCATCTCGACAGTGAATGGTGCAATTGGTGCGGTAAATACACTTAACTCGAATATCGGATCGATTAACACTCTTGCATCTGCATCCAATCTTTCAGCCATCCAGTCAGTTGCCACAGATATTTCCAAGGTGGTCACCGTTGCAAACGACCTTTTGGAATCAGTCTCAGAGATCGAAGCTGTTGGCAACTCGATATCGAATGTCGATGCTGTAGCGAATGCATTAAATAATATCAACACCCTCAACCAAGGCTCGAACCTCGCCAATATATCAGCCGTTGGGGGATCGATTGCCAACGTCAACCAAGTCGCAACCAATCTCAATGCAATCATCAATGCTGGTGATGATGCGGAGAAGTATGCAACGCATCCCGTCAACCAACAATTCACAGA